ATGGCCCGCCAGGTCAACCGGCTCTCGGCCCGCTTCGTCACCACCACCAAGGAGCCGGGCCGCCACGCCGATGGCGGCGGCCTCTACCTGCAGGTGGATGCTTCCGGGGCCAAACGCTGGGTGTTCGTCTTCAAGCTGAAGGGCGTGCGAAAGGAGATGGGGCTCGGCGGCGTCGCCGTCCTTGACCTGAAGGACGCCAGGCTGGAGGCGGAGAAGGCCCGCAAGCTCGCCCACGCCGGCGTCAATCCTATCGAGGAGCGGAAGCGGCGGAAGGCGGCGCCCGAGACCGTGACCTTCGGCGACGTGGCCGATCAGCTCCTCGCGGACCTGGAGCCGAGCTGGAAGAGCGACAAGCACAAGTACCAGTGGAAGCAGTCGCTGGAGGTCCACGCCAAGCCCCTTCGCAAGATCCCGGTGGGCGCGATCGACACCGAAGACGTGCTGTCCGTACTGAAGCCGCTTTGGACCACGGTCCCAGAGACTGCGTCGCGCACCCGCGGCCGCATCGAGCGCGTGCTGGACGGCGCCAAGGCCATGGGCCACCGCTCCGGCGACAATCCCGCCCGCTGGCGTGGCCACCTCGCTCTGCTCTTGCCGCCCCGCAAGCGGCTGACGCGCGGCCACCTGGCAGCCATGCCGTTTCGAGAGGCGCCATCGTTCATGGTGCAGCTGCGCGCCCGGATCGCGGTCACCGCCAGGGCCTTGGAGTTCACAATCCTGACTGCCGCCCGGCAGAGCGAGACCTTGTTGGCGCCGTGGTCCGAAATCGACTTCGAGCAGAAGCTCTGGATCATCCCCGGCGAGCGGATGAAGGGCGGGGTGGAGCACATCGTGCCGCTGGTCCCCCGCGCCATGGAGATCCTGGAGCGTCTTCATCACGAAGACACCCGGCCCACCGACTACATTTTCCCCGGCATGAAGGCCGGGCGGCCGATCTCGAACATGGGGATGGAGATGCTGCTTCGGCGCATGGGCCACGACGAGATCACCACCCACGGGTTCAGAAGCTCGTTCAGGGACTGGGCGGGCGAGACGACGAACTTCCCGCGGGACCTGGCCGAGATGGCGCTGGCCCACAAGGTCGGTGACGAGGTCGAGCGCGCCTACCGCCGCGGGACCGCCATCGAGAAGCGGCGGAAGATGATGGAGGCGTGGGCGGGCTTCTTGGCTCGACCCGCCGGCGGGAAGGTGCTGCAGATGCAGGGGAGGGGCTGAAACGAAAACGCCCGCCGCGGCGGTGGCCGGGCGGGCGCTGATAAGCGATATCGTTTATCGGCGGTCAGGTGGCGGGGCTGGCGTAGATCGCGGCCGGCGGCTGCTGCAGTTGGTGAATGTCCCGCTGGTACGTTGTGACGAGCTGAGCGCCCATCCACCCCAACAGGCTGATCACCATAGTCGCGCCGAGCCAGACGGCCTTGTTGATGCCGCGCTTCTGGGCGGTGACGGTGTCCTTCAAATCGGAGACGGCTTGGAGGATGCCCTTGAAGCGCTCGGCGCAAAGCTCCTCGTGCCCCTCGATCCAGGCTTCGGCCTTAGCCATGCGCTCTCCCAAAGTCGGCTCACCCATCGAAAACGCATCCCCCGGCACTAAGGTTGTGAGGCCATTTTGCGGCGTTAATCAGCCACACGATGCTATAGCACCGCGAAGCTTTGTCTCTGTGGCCTTTCGCTCCTCTCTATCGACAAGAAGGGCGCGGACGAGTTCGAAGATGTTCGACGCCAGATCAACCGTATCGGCCGTGTAGGTAGGCGCCGGAACTGGCGCCGGTGTGCACGGCGTACGCACCGGAACCTTGATCTCGACTGTGCGGATTATGGGCTCAGGCGGGGCTTTGCTGGCGCAGCCGGCGAGCGCCAGCGCTGCGACGATGACAAGCCGCTTCATTGGCGCTCCTCCGACAGGGTGGTTACGATCAGGCTCTGAGCCGCGACGCACTGGTCAGGGCTGGACGGTTTGGCGCGCGCGATCTTGTCCGCACGATTCTTGTAGGTCTGCGCAAGCTTCAAGGCCTCTTGCAGCTTGCGGTCGCCTTCAGCGGCAGCGACCTCGCCCGCCTGGCGCTGGCGTTCCACTTCGGCGTTCGCGCTGGCGATCCCGTCCTGCAGGGTGAGGCGGTTCGCCTTGCACTGGGTCAGCTCTGCTGTGGTCGCCGTCAGCTTTTTGCCCGCGGCGTCGAGTTGCCGCTCAGTGGCGCTCAACTGCCCCCACATTGGCAGGACGATCAGCAGCAGGACGACGAACATCGCCCCGGCGCCCAGTCCGGCCGCAGCCAGTTTCGTCTTCAGCGAGACGCCTGCAAGCCACTCGATCATGCGACATTCCCCCGTTCGGCGACGCCTTCGAGGCACAAGGCCTTCTCCTGGTCGCGCCGCTTAACCAGGCCGGGGAGCTTCTTGCCGCCGGCGTTCACCCAGCGGGGCAGTTCGTTGCAGGCGCCGACGAGGTCGCCGGCCTTTGCCTTGGCGGCCAAGGTCGAGCGGCAGAAGCTGACCGCCCCGACGTTGAAGCCGAACGAGATGAAGGCGGCGCGCGTTTTCACCGGCAGCTCGGCCGGCAGGCAGTTGCCGATATCAAGCCCATGCGCGACGGCATCCTTCGCCAGGAGCGTCTGGCACTGCTCCAAGGTGTATACCTTGCCGACCTCGACCTCTGGCCCGGTGTGACCCCAGCAAGATGTCGCGACGCCAATGGGATCGCGATAGCCCCGCAGGACCAGCCCCTCGTTGTGGGTGATCACCGGCATGGCGAGAGCGCAGGCCGCCAGCGCCGCCGCGACGGCCCCAACGGCTTTTTGCTGGTCGTTCATCAGTGTTCCCCTTGATCCATGCGGAACGCCGCGCGCATGAGCAGGATGGCAACGACCAGTCCAAACAGGATCGCCACGACCCAAGCGGCATCGTTCATGTGGTTGGTCCCTCGGCTTTCCAGATCGGATTGATGCGCCAGCCCACCCCTGGCACCGTCTCGATCGCGTCGGAGCCGAGCTTCCGGCGAAGCTTCGATATCAGTACGTCGACGAGCTGAGACTGCCGGTCTGTCGTGTGTTCTCGACGCGGCAGCGCGGCCTCGATGGCGTACCGGCCGATGGCTCTCGGCGACGCGGCGAGCAGTAGCTCATAGAGGGTGGCCTCTTGCCGATTGAGCCGCAGCTCGATGAGCGCCGACACGTCGGTCAGGTCACCGTGCCCTAGCGCTTCCAGGCGAAGCTTTAGGACCTCGATCTCGGCCCGAAGGCGATCCCGCTCGTCGACCAAGGCGCGGACGATCTCGACCGGATTGATGCAGGTGTCAGCCCGATAGGCCTTCTGTCTCTCTCGGACTGGAGGTGCTGGGCTCAGGGTCCCCCCTTGGGGAAAGTCACCCCACTTCAGTGGCTTCCAGGCATGTCCCGCAGGTTGTGCGCGGCGGCGACGTCATGCATCTTCGCCAGCCTTGGAGGGGCTCATGCAGCGGATTGTGATCGGCGCCATCCTGCTCTCGCTCGGAGTGGGCGGCTGTACCGAGTACGCGAAGGCCTACAAGGCGATGTCAGCTCTGGAGCCGGTGGACACCGTTGCGCCACAGGCCGGCCAGACGGTCTATCGCGCCGACGAGTGCGTGGGGGCCGTGGTCAACAGCGTCTGCCATGGCACGATCATTCCGAAGTCAGCGACCCACCCGACCTGCCACGGGGAGATGATCGGCGGGAAATGCACGGGGCCGCTGTTCTAGTGCACACCACGGACGGCGAAATTCGACGGCGCCGCACTGGATGCCCGCCGCCCCTTCGCGACCCCGTGATGGAGGCGGTCTACCGAGACGCCAAGTTCCTGCCGCTCGGTCTCTACCTCGCTTGGTACGGTGTCGTGTTTCTCGGGCGGCTTATTGCCCGTACGGCATGGACGATCGGCTGGCATTGGCGGCGGCGCCGATTCCTAAGAGCGCACGCGCTGAAGGGCCCCGGCCGGGGGTAGGCGCCGGGCGCGGCGCTCGCGAGAGGTTCGGGTTCGTGGCGCGTCGGGCGAGTCCGAGGTTGAGTTGGACCTCCATCTCGTTCGCCATGTCCTTGACGAATGGCAGGCCCCGCAGGAACCGCAGGTTTCCCAGCAGTCGGGCCGCGGTCACCGCTGTGTTGGAACTGTTGTCGCCACCCTTGACCGGGCTCGTGACGCGCGCCGCTACGGCGGCGAGACGGGCGACGGTGTTCCGCTCCTCCGGCGTGTAGAGCGCCTGCACCAAGTGCGGGTCGCGCCGGTTCATGTCCGTCCAGGCCTTCAGGAATTTAGCGCCCGAGAACTGCCGCTGGCCGGCCTCCACGGGCCCCTCGCCGGCTGAGGCGAGGCGCATGAAGGTTTCGGCCCTGATGCCGTTCCAGGCCTCACTATCGGCTCCCAGGACATCGCGGAGGCGCCCGAGATCGCGGTTGAGGTTGCGCTTGCCGACGAAGCCAAGGTCGGAGCGTCCGAGAATGTAGTTGGCGGCATCCTCCGGAGCGACGGCCAGCGTGCGGTTCTCCCCGCCACGCGACACGCGCTCGGTCAGTTTCTCGATCAGGTCGTCACCCTGGAAGAGCCGGCCGAAGTCCCGGCGGGCGCCGATAGCGTTGCGCCAGGCGGCCACGCTGTTCGTGTCGCCGCTGATCAGATCATTGGTCAGGGCCTCGTCCACGCTGTCGTCGAGGCTCCGCACCGCGCGCGCGGCAGCCGCGGCCTCGACGCTATCGGTGCTGCTGCGCAGATTCGTCAGCCGGGCGCGTGTGTCGAACACCTCCCGCACGGAAAGCGGGCCGGCCTGGTTGGCGCTGTCGAGGCGGTTCAGCTCGCGCGCGACCGACGGGACGCGCTCCATGTCGAAGTCCTGCACGCCCTCGCGGATACGCTGGGCGAAGGCCGGACCGTGTTCGCCGGAGAGACGGGCGCCGGCGTCCGCCTCCCGGGCGGCGGCATAGCGCTGGCGAACGCCCTGCTCGGCCGCGTCGTAGCGCTGGTTCAGAGCGTCGGACACCATCTCGCCGCCCTGGCCACGGCGCATAGGCTGGCCGCCGGACATCTGATCAGTGATCGCCGCCACGTTGCCGCGGAGGGCGTCCTGCTGTTCCTCAGCCAGGCCTCGCATATGGCGCGAAGCGGCGGACCCGCGAGCGCCGCGCAGCATCAGGTTCTCGCTGAGCTGCTGGCCCGGGTCGCCGGTGCGCTGGCCGCGCGTCATCGGCACGGGCACGGGCAGGTCGTTCGTGGAGGTGACGGCCAGGGCGGCCTCACGGCCGGAGCGGCCGTTGTTGATGTGGAAGCGGATGCGATCGACGGCGTCATTCGAGAGGTTCCGGATGTTCAGGCCGACGCTGGCCAGCGCCTCCTCGGCCTGCTGCATGCCCTCCTGCATCGGGGACGCCCGGCCGCCGGTCAGTTTCGCCATCAGGCCACCGATGCCGGTCCCGAGCGCGCCGCCCACGGCCGCACCGACCTGACCAGCGCGAGCACGCTCTTCCGCGTCGCCCCGATCCGCGACGCCGTAGCCGGCGCCGGCGGTAGCGCCCGCCAGCCCGCTCTTGGCGGCCGTGACCAGCGCGTTGCTGCCCCGCATCGCCTGAGCGCCCGCCCCGGTGGGAGCCAGGGTTGTCAGCGCGTTCCCAGTCCCGCGAATAAGGGGGGAGGCAACCGGGTGGGCGGCGGTGAAGTCGTCCTCGATGCCCCGCTGGTGCGCCATCTCGGCGTCGAACCGGTCGCCCCAGCCCGGGCCCTTCCGGCCAGCGGCGGCGTCCTTGGTGGCATTGACCAGGGTGCTTAGGCCCGCCGCCATCTCGTCGCCGATGCCGATCCCTCGGTTGAGGTTCGCCATCGCGCCGGTGATATCGCGCAACAGCGACCGGTCTTTCGGAGCCGCCGCGGCGGGTTTCGTCGCGCTGAACTCGCGGCGCATGACGGCTTCGATTTGGGCGTCGGGCGTGCCGTCAGGGAACTCCGCAACGGAGCCGTCGGGCGCCTGAACCTGAATGGGCATGGGCTACTCCAGGCGGCCGGTTAGCGGGTTGAAGCGGCGGACGCGGGCTGCTGGCGGTTGGCCGCCCTGCGGTTCAGGCTGGCCGGCCTTGGGATAGACGACATGGAAGGAGCGCTTGCCATACGTCTTGTCGTAGAGCGGCCCGTAGATGCCGGCCTGCGTCGCCATGTAGTCGTGCCGGGCCTGAGCTTTCTGGGCGAGCGTCTGAGGGTCGTCCTCGGGCGAGGGGATGAAGATCTGCGTGTAGTAGATGAACTCGCTGTCCGTGACCGCCGCGCCGGTGTCCTTACGCAAGACCGGGGCAAGCCACTCCTTGGCGGCTTGGACGAACTGGCGATCTTCGGGCCGGCTGAGCACGAGGCGCGACACGCCGTTCTTCTCGGAAACCAGCTTCCACGCGCTCGGCTTGAGGATGCCGCGTTCCGCCACCGCATTCAGGCGGTCGTTGGCGTCCAGCGCCCGCTTGAGGAACATAACGCCAGCCTTGTCGCTCTCCAGCGTCTTGACCTCGGGCGTGCCGCGCTTCTGCCCGGTCCGGGTGTTGACTTGGCCGCCGCCGGGGAGGTCCTGCCATTCGAGAGTGTTGGCATCGGCTGGGGCGATCACCCGAGGACCTCCGCCAGCAGGGGCGGGGGCCGTGCCTGGCGAGGCCGGGGCGGCGGGAAGATGAACCGGCTGGCCGTTCTCGACCTTCGCCATCGAGGTGAGGAGGCGCTGGCGCAAGCCAGCATCGCCAAGGTCGATCTTGGCGTTGGGGTCGATCCCCAGCTCCCGTGCGACGGTGTTGATATAGGCGCCCGTGTCGTTCTCAGACGACGGCGCCCACCGGCTGATGACGCCGGAGATGGTGTTGATGCCGTGGCGGCTGCCGTAAGCCTGCAGGTTCTTGTCCGCCGCCGCAAAACCAGCTTCGGGCGTGTTGAAGACCGCATATCGGCCATCGTCGCCCGTCTGCCCGGCCCACCGGCCCTCGGGAAGACTGGTGAGGTTCAGCGGGTTGTTGTTCCGAATGCCGCGAGGAGCCGATGCGCCGGCGCTGGGCGTGCTGACGCTCGGGTCGGACTGCGCGACTTGGGGTCCACCCACTTCGATCAGGGACTGATCGCGACCCTTCAGGAAGTGCTCGACCTTCGGCGCCGTCTTGGCGATCAGGCGCCCCGTGATCGGGTCGCGCAGCTCCCGGTCCGGCTCCATCTCGACCGGCGCGCTGCCGATCGGCGCCCCGTCCATGAAGACGACAGAGCCCGGGCTGGCGGTAGTCGGCTCTAGTCGCTTGGCGCGGCTCTCAGCCCACTTCTTCGGATCGGCGGCCATGGCCACCCGCTCGGCATAGGGCAGGTCGAGCCGTTCACCGTACTGCAACCACTCGCCCCGGTCCTGGGAGGAGCGCTTGACCTCCGCGTCCTTGGCGGCTTGGTCCTGGCGAGCCTTGACCACTGCGGCGATGCCCTCGGGCCCGGTGAGCGCAAGCGCCCGCTCTTGGGGCGTCGGGTTCATGTCCGAGATGGCCTTCGTCAGATCCTGCTGGCGCTGAAGCGCAAGGTCCCGACGCGCATTGTACGCGTCCCATTGCTGCCCGGCGCGAACATAGCCGCCGGTCAGGTTATCGAGGAGGTTGCCGATAGTGCGCAGAGCGCTATTCATGCCTTATTCCCCCGTCGGAAGGGACGCCTTCGGGATGCTGAACCCGAAGCTGCTGCCCTTGGATGTGGACGTCGTCATCTTCGGATCCGGCAGTAGGTTGTAAGCCGCCTGCAGGGCCTGCTGCACCGACAGCCCGTTTTGGAGCGCCTGCTGGTACGCCGTCGACATGCGGTCGAGATCGCCCTGCGCGAGGTTCTGCGAAACCCCCGCCGCGTCGGCGATGGCCTTCGACAGGTTCGTCGCGAGATCGCCCGCCGCGCCTGCGCCGCGTAGCCGAATGTCGGCCCCAGCGGTTTCGGCATCCTGGTTCTGGATCGCCGCCTGCAGGGCGTTGTCGACGTTCGTCTTGCTGGCGTCCTGGGTGCGACCGGCGTCCGCTTCCGCCCGGGTGTTGGTGGCGGTCGCATTGAATTGGCCAAGGTCAGACAGGATGCCGGCGCCGAACCGCGACATGTCGTTCTTCTGCCCGGCATTGAAGCGGCTCGTTTCAGCGTTCTGGCCGGCGACGAACTGATCGGCCTGCTGGTTGCCCTGCATCGCGGAGAGGTCCTGGCCGCGCGCGCCCAAGGCCAACTGGCCGGCGCTGTTCCAGCCCTGCAGCCGCAGATCGGCGATGGCGCTATCCGCGGCCCTCAGAGCCGCCTCGTTCGTCTGGGCGCCTTGGACGCCTTGGCGAGAGCCGCCCCAGGCGCCGGACTTGAACTTGAAGGCGTCGGCGTTCTGAGCGATCTGGCGCTGGCGCTCGAAGTCGTTCTGAGCCGCGGCGACTTTGCTGTCTTCGAACGGATTGAACAGAGCCCGGATCGCCGCCCCATCGAGCGCGGGCAGGACGACGTCGCGGATGGAGCCGCGATCGATCCCGCTGGCGTTCGCCGCCGTGAGGTTCTGCATGATCGTCGTCGGGTCGACGGTGGCCGCTTGACCGGCGCTGGCGGCGCTCATGGCCGGCGCGGTGATCGTGCTGGGCTGAAAGGTCAGGGCGCCGTTGATGCCCGATGCCGCGGTCCCATACGCGGCTTTCGCGGGGTCGACGAAGCTGCCAGCGAGATCGAGATAGCTCTGCATGCCGGGTGTCGTCCCGGCGTTGATCTGGCCGTCGTAGGGCTTCACGCCGGCCGCGTACTGCTGAGTCTGGGCCAGGAAGTCGTTGAGCTGGGCCATGATCCCGGGGTCGAGCGACTGGGACGACGACGAGCTCGACTTCGATTTATTCAGGCTCATCGGCCAACTCCTTTTCAACCACCGCGGCCAACATCCGATAACCGAGGCCCTGCAGCGCACGCGCCCAGCCGGGCCGGCCCGTCATGCCCACCTTCTTGCAGCCCAGCTCCCGCGCGACCTTGTCCAGGCGGGGGAGCATGGCCTTAATCTCTTCGAGGTCCCCGCCCCCGAGGAAGACGTGCAACGCCTTCCACTGGGGGTTCTCGACTACCTCCAGCACCATCGCCGAGCGGTGGCCCGCGTAGAGCCAGAGCCGCCCCTGGATCAGCATGGCCTCGATGTCATCGAGCGTGTGGGAGTGGTCCGCGTAGGGGAGCGCGTCAGCGATCCAGCCTTTGCACCGCTCCCATTCAGAGGGCGGCAAGGAGACGCGCCACTTCCTTTTGCAGGGACGACCGGGCCGGATAGAGCTCGACCTGATCGTCCGCCACCTTCGCCCGGACCATGTCCTGGCCGCCGGGCAGAATGATCAGCACCTCTTCGCCGGTGATGAAGGTGAACTCCAGGCCAGCTTCGGCGAACAGCTCTTTGCGGAGCGGGAAGACCTTCTTCATTCTGGCGTCCAGACGGTGGCGCCCGCATCGGAGACGCCGAGAATAAAGCGCGTCCCGTTGGGCGAGACCGCGACGTAGGGCGTCGACGCGCCCTCGATGGGCGCGCCACGCTTCAGGTTCTTCCGGTCCGCGTCCGCGATCTGGCGACGGACGTTGCGCTGATCGTTGGCGCTGTAACCGGCCGGGGCGTCGGGCAGGTTCATCGCTTGCCACCTTTCTCGATTTCGAGCTGGGGCTCGCCCACTCGGCCGTCGCCGGTGAAGGCGAATTCGACCTCAATCGTGCGGCCACTGATCCTCAGGTGGTTATACGAGGCCGCCGGGTAGGGGCCGTAAGCCGTGTAGAGGTCTGTCGGTCGGTCCTTGGCGTAGATGGTGACAGTCGCTTCGCCGAGCGTGCGCTGGTCCGGGACATAGCCGCCGATGCGGATGACGTTGTCGCCCTCACCGATCTTGATTGGGCCCGTGCGGCCCTTGGCCACCATGCCGCCATCGTAGGCGAAGCCCACCTCATGGTCGTAGAGCTTGCCGTCCGGCGCGACGGCGACGGGGCTGTCGAGCGCGCCCCGGTCGCAGGCGGCGGTGCGGTTGTAGTCCGAGGTCCACCACTTGCCGGTCTGGTAGTTCAGGGTGACCTTGCGGTTGCACTCGTTGGAATTCTCGCCGGGATAGTACCAGCCGACTTCGTTCTCCAGCGAGTTAAGGTAGACGCTGACCTTCGCTTTTTGGCCGACGTTCAGCTCGCCGTTGACCAGCTCCCACACCGGACAGTCGATGATCCTGGCGTATCCGGACTGGCAGACCATGAAGCCGCCGGGCGACCACCAGAACGCTTGCGTGGAGGCGCTGACGAGGGCGCCCTGGCTGATCGCGCCCATGCCGTCGCCCAACTTTTGGAAAGTCCACACCGCGACATCGCCGTAGTCACCGACCCAGGCATCCACATCCGTCAGGATGAGCGCCTGGCCGCTCACCGGCGCGCCGCACATCAAGCGGCCCGGCGTCGGCAGAAGGAAGTCGCCCGCCTGGTTGGTGGCGTCCGGCGTCCAGATCTCATTGAAGCCCCGGTCGGGCCACGCGATCTTCCGGGGGTTTCCGTCGGCGCCCAGCGCCATGAGGAAGTTTTCGACGACGAGTATGCCGCGGCAGAGCGTCGGCGCGTTCGGGACGGGGACAGCGACCTCGTCGTTGTCATTCTCCCATTTGTAGATCTTGCCGTCGGTCGAGCAGCAGGCCACGAGATACGACGAATACGACCACAGCGACCACACCGAGCAGTCGACGGGCGGGTCTGTCAGCGGTCTCGGCGTGCCGTAGTCGCCCCCGCCGTAGTCGCCCCCGCCGTAGCCGGTCTGGACCTGTGTGTCGGCGGTCCCCTCCACATACTCCTCGGGCGTGATGTCGATCAGGTTGCCGTTGAGGTAGACGACAAAGAGACCGGTGTGGGAGCCGGCGACGATGCGCGACGTGTCGAAGTCGTCCTTGTAGACGAACAGCGCGCGCACGAGGCCAGTGATCGCTTCGGGACCGTCACCCACCTGCACCACGCTCCGAGGCACCCAGCCCCGTTCGGGCTCCAGGTCGCCCTCGACGCCATTGCGCACGAGGACGCCAAAGAACCATGCGCCCGCAGATTTTGCCTCGGTCCCGCCGCGGTTTTGGCCGGGCGCGATCTTGAGCGTGGCGAGCGGCATCAGGCCGACCGCAGGGCGATATCAGGCCCCATGAAAGAGCCGTTGTTCCCGAGCGTCGTCGGCGTGTAGGGCGCCTGGTCGCCATAGACGACATAGGGAATGTCCTCGACGTCCGGCTGGAATTCGCTAGTGCCCAGCGCCCACGACGACGGCACCTTCGGCACCGGCGGAAAAACCGTCAGGTCGCTGTTGCCGCGACAGTAGATCTGCCCAAAGAAGCTCTTGATGCCCAACCAGCACGGCCGCTTGAGCGTGATCGTGGGTGAGATGGTGGCGATCTGGGTCCCGCCGCCATTCGGAGAGGTCTTCGTCGTCTGCCAGAGAACGTCCCCTGGCATGCCGTTCGGGAGGGTATCGATGATGTAGAGGTTGTAGTCGTTCTGCGGCCCGGAGTGGCCGTAGCCGAAGCCATCGAAGCGGCCCACGTACGGGAAAGGCACGAGGTATCGACGGGTGTTGTTCATCACCACGAGCTCGACGCTCATTCCCTCGCAGATCGGCGGTCGATACCACTGTCCCGAACGCCAGTTGGTCCACCCGCCGGGCGCCTGACCCTCAAGCGCCTCGATCCGGCTTACGATACTGTTGTCGCTGCCAGAGAGGGCGGCGAGTTGGTCCTGGCCGTACTTGATCGCCTTGGTGATCTTGTTGATGCAGCCGGCGTTCAGCAGGTTGCCCCAGACGCCGCGCGAGGCGCCCTCGGTGGGCATGAGCAAGGCTTCGGGATCGCCCCCCTCTTCGAGGACGATTTCGTCATCGGTGTAGGGCATTCACTTGCTCCATTTCGTCTCGGCCCGCCGTGGCGCGGTCCAAGAGGCCGAGGGTCGATTTGCGGGTGTCCATTCGCCGAGTGCCGGATCCGGATCGGTCCAGACCGGAAGGAAGACGACGCCCACGCCGGGAAAGCCGAACGGCGGGATGAAATAGCCCGGCGGGCGCCACGGGGGCGGGGCCGACGGCAATGTCCGTTCGATGTCGAGGGCGAGCCGGGCCACCGCCGACGTTGCCGCCCGCAGCAGCTTCCCGATCCCGCGCCCCAGGCTCGCCACCGGCGTCGTGGACGCCTGCAGGATCTTCAGCCGCACCCGCAGCGTGGACAGCGCCCGCGCTGGCGTGGTGGCCGTCAGGAGCCGCTTTGTCGTCGAGCGCGAGACGTTGGCCGCCGCGGCGGTCGTCGTCGGCATCGGCTTCGTGGTGCGCCGGGTCAGCAGGGCAGACGGCGTTGTCGCGGCCAGCAGGGCGACGGCGATGGCTTTCAGCTTGGCGAGGCTCGCGACCGGCGTGGACGTGGCCCCCAGCCGCTTCGTCGTGGCCCGGCTGATCGACTTGGCTGGCGTCGTCGTGGTCGAGAGCGTCTTGGTGCTGGCGCGGCCGAGCGAGGCCGCTGCAGCGTCAGTTGAGAGCAGCAGTTTGCCGGCCTGACGCGCCAGGGAGGCCACCGGCTGCGTAGCCGCGAGCACGGATTTCAGAAGCACGCGGGCCGAGGCCAACGCTGCGACGGGGGTGTTGGCCGCCAGCAGCGTCTTGGTGGTCGAGCGCAGGATCTGCTTCGTTGGCGTCGTCGTGGCGCTCAGCGCCTTCGCGACGGCCCGCACGAGGCTCTTCGTCGGGGTGTTGGTGGCCAGGAGCGGCTTGCCGGCCCGGCGGACGAGCGCCGAGACCGGTTGGTTAGAAGCGGACAGGCTCTGCGAGTAGTTGTTGGCGCCCGTATCGAGCCCGGAAAAGCCCGAGGGTGGCGTGTAGGCCCAAGCCGACTTGCCGGCGTTGAGAGTGAAGGTCGACACGCTGGCTTCGGTCTTTACCGAGGGATAGAGGGCCGCCCGGCCGGTGAGGTTGCCGTAGCCGGTTATCCCGCCGGTGTTGGTGGCGGGGTCGGCGCTGCCGCTGTTGTTCCAGTTCCCGCCGTTGACCCGGAACCAGAACGTGTCGTTGCTCTGGGTTCGGTCGACCGCGATCCCCAGCACGTCGCCCGTGGTCCAGGTGTTGACGGTCGTCGCGAGCGTCGACCACTCCCGGATTTCGCCGTTGGTGCCCCAGCCCATCGAATACTGCAGGCCGCCCGGATAACCCGCGCCGTTGTCGAAGTCGTGGATCTCGCCGACCACGCCGACGACACCGCCCGAGGTCACGGACGTGACGGTGATCTCAAAGTAGCCCTTGGCTCCGTCGGGGATGCCCTTGCCCGCGGCAATGCGGCCGAAGTTGGTGCATTGGACCGTGAGGAAGTCGGACCCCGAGACGTTGCAGGGCCCGTAGCCCCGCAGGTAGTCCGTCGCCATCGGGTTCCAGGCGCACGGCCAGTCGTCGACCGCATCGAACACGAGACTGATGCCGACCGATGTGGCCGATGCGCCGCCGGAGATGACCAGGGTCGACGAAGAGATCGTCACGCCAGCCCGTGGCAGGGCGAGCTGCGCGAGCAGGGTCGCGTCGTTCCCGGTCGTGGTCGAGGAGTAGCCGGCGATTGCCCAGAAGAGGCTGTTGGCCTGCAGCCGCGCCGCGCCGGAGACGGTGCTGTCGTCGGCCTTCTCGCCCACGAACATGACCGCTTGATAGGCGGAAACGGCCCCGCCGGTGATGTTGCCGATGTTCTGCGCCGACGTGCCGTTGAACTGCGACCCGAGGGCAGAGACCGACGTCGGGCCCCGCAGGACGAAGGCGAAGGCCTGGGTGTCCTGGCCCGCCGCCCCGCCCGAATAGGTCACCGTCGGGTTGGTCTCCGACGATGACGCGGCGATCTTGTAGAAGACGTGGATCTGGTTGGTGTTCGACGTCCCGTTGGACCAGGGGCCGCCAGACACGGCCGTCCAGCCCGAAGGCGTCCCAGGAGCCCCGTTCCCGCGCGCGCCCCACACCAGCACCAGCAGATCGCCGGTGGCGTGGGTCGGCAGGGTCGGGGTGACGCTCGCGTTGTTCGCTGTGGTCGCGTTCCCCCGCGAGACGACGTAGCCGTTGGCCATGGCGCCTTACGCCGGGACCATCTTCAGGCCGAAAGTGAACTGGATGCTGTCGCCGGAGACCACGTTCACGGCGCTGAAGTCGCCGCGGATCAGCATGTTGCCGGACGACACCGCATCGAACGTCGCGGACTCGGTGATCGCCAGCGTGCCGCCAGCGGTGACCGTCCCCTGGTTTTGCCAGTTGTCGTTGGTCTGAGAGATCGTGGTGCGGCTTTCCGTGCCCGTGGTCCGGCCGCCGGAAGTCGTCGGCGCAGCCTCGGTCACGAGGGCGGTCTGCCCCACCGCCGCCGTGGTCGTGCCGGTGCCCCAGCCGATATACTTCGGCGCCGTGCCTGCCTGAATGATCCGGTTCGTGATGATCGCGGCGCCGGCGTTGGTGAACGCCGTGGCCAGCGCCACCAGGCCCTTGCGGACCAGATCGGCCAGAATGTTGTTCTTCGACCCGTAGGCCGGGAAGGCGATGTCAGCCATCAGGCTTGCTCCGTCTCATAGGTGGCGGTCACGACCGTGCCGGGCGCGTACTCGGCAAGAGCGGCGTTGATGTCCTCCGGCACGAAGCGGAGGGTTTGGCCGAAGTCCCCGACCTCAGGGACGAGTTCGACAATCACGCCGCGGGCCTCCGCCTCGACAGGCGTGCCGTTGGGCATGGTGAACTGCACCGGGATTTTGACCACGGCGCACGAGTTGACGGTGAAGCGAAGCTGCATGGGGGTCAGACCTTCTGGGAAAGGCCGAACAGCCACCGGCCGCCGGCAAGGAGAGCCGCCCCGATACGCAGGGCGAGATCGTGGATGATGGCCAGGCCGCGCTCCTCGCGGATCTTCGCGACAGGCGCGCCGCAGCCTGGGCACGCATCGGTGTCCAGCGGCGGCATGTAGGCCTTGGGGTGCTTGTGCCCGCAGGCCCGACAGCCGGGCATGAAGACGTGCTCAAGCGACGTCTCGACCCGAAGCGGGGTCGTTACGCTCTGTCGCGGCATGGCGATGTCCTGTGGTGCGGCCTACGGCCAGGGCGCGCCGGAGAACTCCAGCGCCGAGGCGATGCCGCCCCCGAGGCTCTCGTCATCCGGGAGGGAGGCGATGTAGTTCACGACGCCCGCGATGTAGGTGCGGTAGTCGTTGGCGATCGCGGTGCGGCTGTTGAAGTAAAAGACGAACTGACTGGCGGTGACCTGCAGCTCGTAGGCGTCCGACAGGTCGCGAAACCCGGCGATGGGGTCGTCGCCATGGCTGTCCGTGATCATGGCCAGGCCAAGGATCGAGAGCTGGATTTCCGCGACGGTGGCGGAGCCGAACGACGGGTACTGCAGGATGCCGGCGTCGGTGGAGACGCCCAGCGTGTCCTTCTTCTGGATCTCTCCGCCGATCAGCTCTTCCCAGTCGATTTCCCAGGGCTGGGCCAGCTCGTCGGCCAGCTTGGCCCGGCAAATCTCGTAGGCGTCTTCCTTGCGCTGCTCGGCCGTGGGCTCCGGGGCGTTGAAGTCGGTCCCGTCCCAGGTCCAGTCGAGCGATACTTCGTCGCCGGCTTCCCGATATGCGAAGTCCGTGTCATCGGCCGGTGCACTCGACCACTCCTCGATATTGACGACGGGGCGGGCGCCAGCGGAACCAGCGTTGAGGTCGATCTTGGCTACGCGCATGTCAGTACATCACGATCACGATGCCAGCGGAGCCGGCGGTCGCCGTGCCGATGACCCCGGTGCCGCCCTTGCCGTTGCTGTTGGAGCCGTCTCCGGCGCTTCCCCCATCGGGATCGACCCAGGGGTATGCCTGAGGGGTCTTGCCGGCGCGCTTGACCGACATCGCCCCCGGCGAGGCCGTGGTGCTGGATCCGAACGAGCTTAGACCCCCCGCACCCGGAGCGCCGCCGCTCTGGCCGCCGATGCCGCCCGCGCCGCCCGAACCCACCGTGACGGTGACGTTCCCAGTGATGTCCTCGAAGCCCTCGGCGACGTCACCACCCTTCCCGCCGGCGCCCGCGTAGGTCGAGCCGGTTGCGGTCGCGTAGCCGCCTTGACCGCCATCGACGATCTTCCGCCATACCCGGCCGACGGTGGCCGGCTTGGTGAAGGTGCCCGAGGTGGTGAAGATCTCGATGTTGCGGAAGTTCGGGACGGCCTGGAAGCTGGCGTCGGCGCCCGTGCCGTTCGCGCCCCAGAACAGGCCGGCGGTCCCACGCACGAGCGGAACATCGCTCTGCCGGATGATGGTGGCCTTGAAGGTGGAGACGGTGAGAGCACGGATGACGACTATATCGCCGGCCTCTGCCGTGTAGTTTCGGCCACCTTGCACGGCGATGTTGCCGTTGTTGGTGAAGGTGCAGGCGCCAGCGCAGACCAGCGCCCGCTCGGCTCCAGCCTGGGGCGCATCGGGGAAGTCAGTGATCGTCGCGGTGCCGGTGAAGTCGATCAGGTTGCCGCTGCTTCCGCCCGTGCCAGCCCAGATCGGGGCCGTGGTGGCGTGCGAGGCGACGGTTGCCATCTTGAAGTTCAGGGCCCCGCCCATCGTGTCGCCTGCCCGGAGAACCCGGTCGGACGGGTCAGCGACTTCAGCGGCGGCTTCCGCAGCTTCCGCCGCTGTCTGGGCCGCGCTGGCGCTGTCGGCCGCCTGCGAGGCGCTGATCGCGCTGGCGTCCACCGCCGCCTGCAGGACGGCCTGCGAGGCGAGGTCTTCCGCACGCTGAACAGCAGTGACGAAGGCGTGCGAGGAGAGGCTGAGGATCGCGGTCTGGACCGCACCATCCGCGCTCAAGGCGAGCACCGGGGCTTGGATCGTGAGGGCGTTGGCCGTCTTGTCGTAAACGGCAGAGGCGCGCATCCACCCCCGCCCATCCTGGACGTGGATGGCGTAGAGCGCACCGTTCTGAACCGCCGGGTGCTCGGCGAAGGTCAGGAACTCCGTGCCGCCGTACTCCAGGCGGCTCCCGAGGTAGAGCACGGGGCCATTCGCGGATGCGATCCGGCATCCGCACATGTCGAGGGTGAGGGCCGCCATCAGAAGGCTCGCTTCGGCCGCATCACGAGGGGCCCGGCGAAACTCTCTGTCTTGCCGGAGGTGTTGATATCGTCGATGCCGGCCTCGAAGCTGGCGCGGTATTTGTCCTCGCGGTCATCGTCGAGATATCGGGCTGCGTACCAGCAGACCCCGGCGAAATAGACATCGGGGTGGTCCAGCGTGACCCAGTTGCTGGGGTTGGAGGCCGAGATCGGCGTCAAGCGGAGGCGGATCAACAGGGTGGAATAGTAGGTCCCGTCCGGCGCCGGACCGAACTCGAACATGTCGTCCACGATGGTGTAAGCGAGAGGCCGTCCGGCGGCGCGATAGTCGCCCGCCTTACGCTCAGCCATCTCCTCCGGCGTGATGAAGTCGAGCGCATCAAACCCGTCGATCTTGAATGAGCGGACCCCCGAATAGTCGTCGGGCAGAGCGGCGAACTCTTCGGTGATCGGCCCCTTCTGCAGCGACACCTTCCGGCGCACGTCGACCCGGCGGTTCAGCCAGCTCTCGGCCTGCTCGATGCACTCGGCCACCACCGTTTCGGTGAGCTGCGTCGAGTTGAAGAACTGGCGAGGGGTGGCCGCCAGGATGCCGGCATAGGTCCGGAGCGTCATGGCGCTACTCGGCCGCCGTCGGCGGGGCGAGTGCGGCCTGCTCGCGGCGCCAGATAGCCTGGACGTCCTCCTTCATCAGCGCGGCGTCCTGCCAGGTGTATTCGCGGATCCCGAGGTGGCCGATCTCCTTGGAGAGGTCGTGATCGACCAGGATGTCGAAGCCAGCCTTACGGGCGGCGTTGCAGAACCAGACGTCCTCACCCCAAAAGCCGTCCTTCTCGGGAACGTAGGGGATGTAGAACCAGGGCTTGGGGACCTGTTCGAACACCGTGCGGTGGATCAGGGCGACGCCCATGCCATTGGCGGCGCAAGCCTCCACCCCGGTGCTGTCCTCGTCGGTGTAGAGCTTCTCCAGGGTCCCGATTCGCTTGAACGCGATGGGCTCGGCCGGCGGCCGGCGGCTGGTGTAGTTGCAGGTCACGATGGGCGCGTTGCGAGCCAGCAGGCGCAGCAGCGTGTCGCTCGGGAAGCGCATGTCGCTGTCGAGGAACAGAAGCCAGTCGATGCCCTCGTCGAGGGTCGCCTGAACCAGGTTGTTGCGCTGGTCACAGATCAGCGTGCCCGACGAGGTCGTCAGCCCGATGTCGACGCCCTGAATGGCGGAACGGGCAATCATCAGCGCTGCGGAGTGGAAAAACCCCGTCATGACCGTGTCGCGGGCCGGAACGCCGACCTTCACCTTGGGCATAGGCATCAGACCCTCCCAGGCCGGGTGCGGAAGACCGCGTTGTCGGGATCGTTGAGCCAGCGCTTCATGTAGGCCTGGTCCTTCAGCTTTCCGCTGAGCATCAGGTCCTGCAGGATCACATTCGGGATGTGCGCCACGCGCTGGTAATCGCCCCATCGGTCGCGGGGCGAGTCGTAGGAGTTGAACGACGTCTTGGCCGCCTCCTCGATGGCGGTGGTGTCCTGGATCGCCTCGATCAGGAAGGTGTCGTCGTCCTCGTTGTAGTGGAATTTTTCGAGGATCCCGGTGAACGGGTCGTAGTCGAAGAATCGTCCGCCCATCAGGCCTCCATGCGAAAAGGGCGACCCCGAAGGGCCGCCCGCGCATCAATTTTCGCCGCCGTTACGAAGTGGCGAGATCGCGCGCCACGCCGTGGGCCGCCTCGTTGTCGACCTGCAGGCCGGCTTCGACGCGGATCACGAAGTTGCGGCCGTCGGCCGTCTTCGCCAGCTCCTCGTCGTGGAACGGACGGAGAGTGGCGATCGAAACGTGCTCGAAGTCGACGTGGTAGGCGAGATCGGCCGGCATGAAGCGGTCCGGGAGGAACGCTAGGTTGCCGAAGTCGGACACGTAGACATCGGCGCCACCGATGATCTTGATGTTCTTCTCGCCGGTCTCGTGGCGCTGATCCGCGATGCCGGCGAACCCGGAAGCCTTGCCCTTCTGGAAGGCGCCCACGAGGACGGTGTCGGCCTCGCCGCCGGACGTCCACGACTGGGAGATGACGTCCTTGAAGATCGTCTCCGTCCAGGTGCGGATATTGCCGGTGGTGGCCGCGGTGCGTGCGGTGATCGGGGTGGTGGTGTAGGCGTAATCGCCGGTGCCGCCGTTCCCGTTGTTGCGGTTCGTCTTCAGCCAGCTATCGAAGGCTGCGGTCTTGCGGGCAGTGGTGTTGCCGCCGGAGACCCCCACCTGCTTGGAGGTGAAGGTCGCCTCCATGTCGCGCTTCAGCTCCTTGCCCTGCTTGGCCATTTGATAGGCCTGCTCGGACTTGCGACCCGCCTTCTTCACCGCCTCGTTGGTGCCCGAGATGGTGAAGGGCTTGTGCAGGATCTGGGTGTAGTTGCCGACGCGGGTGGTCGGGGTGATCGCCGCCGAGGTGACGACATCGCCTTCGACCTGGGCGTTGGTGGTCACGGCCGCCGCCAGGGCGTCGGTCTGCCACTCGAAGAAGGTGTTGTCGGCCTTCTTCTTGTCGGCGTTGGTGACGAACGGGGTTTCGGTCGGGCTGATGTTGTAGATGGTGTCGGACAGGTCCTCGCGGTTGCCGACGGCGTCGTACTTGGTGAAGGTGTTGGTGGGGGCGGCCATGTGGCCCTCCTCTAATCAGGAAGCATTCGTTCAAAGACCGCGGCGGCGTCCTGGACGCGCCCGGTCTTGGCGAGGCGTTGTTTGGAGCGGGTGATCTCGGTGACCTTGGACTGTTGCCGCTGGCCGCCGCCGGGTTGGGCCGTTTTCACGGTTTCTGCCCGGGCCTGAGCCTTGGGCCGCCGGGCTTCCAGCGCATCGAAGCGGCGGGCCTTGTCGAAGGCCAGCCAGATGCGATGGTCGACCAGGCCTTCCAGCTCGTCGGCCGACGCGCCCTGGCCCTTGATGTATTCCACCAGGGCCTTGGCGTACTTGGGGTCCTTCAGGGCCGGGAGCTTCTCCGCCAGCGTCTGCATTTCTGCTTTCCGCTTGGCGGCGAACTCGTCGGCCTGGTGCTTCTTCTCCGCCTCAGCGAGGCGTTCTTCCTCCGCCACCGTCGCCGCGTGCTGCTCTCGAAGCTCTTGGGACCGGGCCGCCCATTCGCCTGGGTTGGTATCCCGGAGATCCTCAAGCTCTTTCGAGCCGTACTGGTTTTCGATGTAGGAACGAAGCTGGGGAAGAAGCTTCCCGTAGGTCTCCCGCTCCTGCCGCACCGCCTGGACCTCGGTGTCGTGGGCCTTGCGGGCCTCGCCGAGTTCCATCGTCTTGCGGCTGTAGTCCTGTTCCCGCTGGTAGCCTCGGACGAGCTCGTCCTGCGTCACCTCAAGTTCCTGGCCGTTTACCTTGACCTTGAACTTCCGTTGAGGCTGCTGCTCGCTGTCGTCGTCTTCCTCGTCGAGTTCGGACTCGTCGTCGGCGCCCGGTTCGTCGTCGATCTCGTCGTCGTCATCCCCGCCGGCGCCGTGGGCGTCGTCTTCCGGGGGTAGGTCGTCGTCGATCTCGTCGTCGGCCGGGGCCGGCTTGGCCTTTCGGCCCTTCAACGCCTTATCGCCGCTGCTGTCGCCCTCATCTCGGGTTAGCATGGCTTCAAAGGCCGCGGCGGCATCCGCCACCGTTCCGCCGGTTGCTTGCGCGTCGCCGGACGTATCAGACATGTTGGTCTCTCAGGTTGCGCGGCTGCCGAAGCGTCACCGCTAGAAGCTCAGCGCCGGGGGCGGCGCTCCTCCGCCTTGTCGAGGCGGGCTTGTTCGAATTTCGCTGCGTCGGCCCACTGCTTCAGTTGGGCCCGCACGGCATCGAGGCCGGCGATCTGGTGGAACAGCGCCTCGCGGTGCTGGGCCTGGGCCGCCGCGGTCGACCGCCATTCAGCCTGCAGGCGCTCGGTGATGTAATCGAAGGCCCTGACCACCGTTTCGTTGCTCAGGACGGCGCCGGCGGCGCGACCACGGCTGATGATTGCGGCGATACGGTCGTCGGACATCAGTTCAGCCCTTGATGACCTGGAGCTTGGCCTTTTCCATCAGGATCAAGGCCTCGCCCGCGTTCGCCATGCCCGCGACGTAGAGGTCGTCCTCTCCGGGCAGCTCGCCGATGATGACGAGATTGGTGAACCCCCGCGCCTTGGCTTGCTCCAACACCTCGTTGGGGTCGAAACGAAATCCGTCCCCCACGGTCACCAGTTCCAGCTTCACCAGGTTGTCGGTCATCAGCCCGGCGCCCCTCCCACCGTGGGTCCGTCAATCGCAGAGCTTGGCCCGGACGTCCGGAGCAGGTTTGAACGGGCCTGGTCTTCCGCCTTCAGGGCGAACTCCATGTCCATCTCCTGCTTTTTCAGGTCGAGTTCGGCGGCGGCCTGGTCGCGCTCGCCTTGCGCCTTGACGCTGGCGAGGTCGCGCTGAAGCTGAAGCTCCATGGCGCCCCGCTGGCGCTGGGTTTCGATGTCCGCGGCTGTCTTGGCCCGGGTGATCTCCAACTCGCCCTGCACCTTGGCGGCCTGCAGCTTCAACTGCCCGTCGATCTTGAGCTGTTCGACCTGGAGCCGCTGCTGCGCCTCCGCCATCTTCGGATCCGGCTTCTGCTGCATCTGGGCGAGTTGCTGCTGCGCCTCCTCCGACGTCGGGTCCATGAAGAACGCGTCGGGGCTTTCGCCGCCCAGCTCGATCATCTTCGCCAGGGTGTGGCGGTATTGACCCACCGTCACCAGCGGGTTCACCAGCCCCAGGGTCTGGATGATCTGTTCCTGCTTCTGCGCGATGAGCGTCAGCCGCGCCATCTTCTCCTGTGGTGTGCCGCCGCCGAGCCCGAGGGTGCACTTGACGTCCATGTCCGTGCGCCAGGCCGACGGGTTGATCGGCACCCACTTGTTGCGGAGCTGGACCACGCGCTCCTTGCGCTGGTTCTCGACGACCAGATGCAGCAGGCCGCGATACAGCCGCCGGATGCCCGAGGCGAGGATTCGTCCGTAGAGTTCGATCCGCTCCTGCGACCGCGTGAACTGGCCCTCCGCCGCCGTGGCGGTGGTGTTCTGCAGGGCGGTGGCGTCCAGGCCCATCGAGACCTTGGACATGCCGGTGCGGTTCTCCCGCAGCTCGTCCATGTAGGACAGGTAGGGCATGGCCGCGCCGGACAGGTCGGGCGTGGTAATCGCCTCGTAGTCGCCGGCGTTGCCCCGAAGAATGGCGCCGATCTCGGTGTTCAGGGCGTCGTCGAGATTGCCTCCAGTCCCAACCCGCATGCGCGGGAAGTTGGACATCGCCAAGCTGTCCAAGCCGGCGCGCAGGACGCGGGACTTGATGCCCTGCACGTCCATGGTCTTGTCGGCCAGGCTCTCGCCGAAGAAGGTGTGCGGCTCCGGGTCGACGTGAAAATCGGCGAACGGGCGCTCGTCGACCTCCTCGTTGACCACGATCTTGTAGGCCGTGCCGATGGTGCAGACCTTCCGGAGTTCGGCGATCCCATCGTCGTCGAAGTCCACCAGCGGGTAGGCCTCTATGTAGAGGACCTCTCGCATCGACGGGTCGACGGCGGAGGTGTCGAGGCCGTCGCTATGCGGGTTACGGGCCAGCCGCTCCTCGCTGCCCTTCAGATCGTCGGCGTCCGACACGGCCGCTTCGACGAGGTCGCGATCGAGCCCCATGGCGACCAAGTCGGACACGGTCTTCATGGTCCGATGCGCCACCAGCGGCGCGGTATCGAGGGCCCGCGCGCGGCGGGAGATCAGCAGTTCCTCGGGAGGCACGGCCTCAATCCGTGGCAGGTCGCGCTTGGCCTTCAGCCGGACCTTGACCGACCACAGGCCGGGCCCCTCGGTCTGGGTCGCAGGATCCAGCGTGGGCTCGCCCTGATGGGACTCGACGATCTCGCCGCCGGCTTCCTCGACCTCCTGGTCGAGCTGAGCCAACGCCATGTCATCCAAGCCGGTGAACCGCTTGGTGGTGACCTTGACGCTGTCGTCCCACCAGTATTTGACGAAACCGACCTTCTCCCGAAGGGCGTTCTTGATCGCCGCCAGGAACACCTCGAAGCCGGGGTTATCCTGGGTGACGATGTACCCGATGTAGTCGGTGATCTGGGCGGCCAGGGCTTCGTCCTCGGCGCCACGGCCACCGAACTCGACCACCCGTTCCGGCCCGAAGAACATGCGCATCAGGCTCGGCAGGGCCGCCTGGATCATGTCGTGGACGTCGCGGCTGACGACCTTGGAGCGGCCCTCCTCCTCGTCGCCAAACGGCCGCCCGAAGTAGTAGTCGACCGCCTTGGCCCGCTCGGGGCCAATATCGCTGTCGATGAACGAGATGGCGTCCTCAAGCTCGGACGCGATGATCGCCTGCAGGTCCTCGTCGGTCATCATCGGGCGGGCTTCACCGCTTGCAGGGCGAAACGATAGCTCTCGCCGTCGTCCTCGGAGAACACGATGTCGAAGTCGCTGCGGAAGTAGGCGCGGTAGTCCGTCATGGCCGTCCTTCCAAGCTGGGCGTATTGCGGTCGCTCCAGGAACAGGAGCGTTTCGGGCTGGATCACCCGGGTGTGGCCAGGATCACCCCAGGCCCACCGGCTGGTGAGCGACGGGCAGGAGGCGCAGAGCAGCCCCTCGGGCTTCAGGATGCGCCAGAACTCGTCGAACTGACCGAAGAAGAACCGCCAGTCGCCCTGGCGGCCGGTGTGCTCCAGCACCTCGCTGGCGTGGATCTCGTCGAAGCTGTCGTCGTCAAACGGGTAGGGCAGGACGTCGAGATCGTGCACGACGTCGGCGCCGACGTTGGGGTCTATGTCCAGCGTGGTGACGTTGACGAGGTCCAAGCCGTTCGGCGTGTTGAGCGTCTTCTGGCGGCGGTTGCCGCACCCGATCAGCAGCTCTCTCATCCCGCCCCCGGCACGGATCGGCGAAGCGTCCCGGCGCCAGGAACGGGCCGAATGATCGTGGGCGCCGGGCCGTGCGGGTAGAACTGCATCAGGCCGCGGTCGTCCATCCAAACCTGATGGTGGCGCGTGTCCAGATCGTCCCGCCGGGTCCACCCGATGGCGGCGACGCTCACCTGTTCGGTTTCCATCAGACCCCGCGGATATTGCGCCGGATCGGCGCGTGCTTGGGCTTCGGGTCGTCGGCTATGGCGCCGGTGCGGAAGGCGTCGGATGCGTGCGAGGACCAGTCGTGGCGCGGCTTCGACGACCAGACGCCGTGATCTTCGTCCCACTCCTTGCGGTAGGCCTTCAGGGCCTTGATGCCGTCTGCGCACCGGACCTTATCGAACCAGCAGCGGGCCAGCAGGTTACGCACCGCCTCGATGCCGTCAGCGACCTCCAGCCGCTTGGCCGTCTCGAACGGCTTGAGCCCCAGCCCTTCGGCAACTTCTTTGCGGGTCTTCCCGTCGGCCGACAGTTCGCGAACCTCGATATCGTGAGGCCCGACATGCCGGCTGTAGATGTAGGGTTTCTCCCGGCAGACCTTGGCGTAGTGGGCCAAGCCCTCGCCGGAGTTGGCGTAATAGTCGATCACCCGGACTTCGCGGCCGTGGCGCTGGACGAACCAGATCGCCATGTCGTCGTCCATGCCGAGATCCCACCAGGTCTCGACCTCGATCTGCGGCTCGTGCGGGACCACCGTGATGCGGCCGTCCATTTCGGCCTGAGCCATCTGCTGGCCGTAGTAGGCGCCCTCGACGCTGGCCTCGAACGCCTCCTTGGGGGTCGAGGGGTACTCACGCTTCATGTCCTCGCGCTGGACCTCTGCCTTCTTGGCGTACCAGGCCTTTTGACCGGCGGTCAGCACCAGGGCGATTCCCATGGTGTTCTGCACTTCGGCGGCCAACTTTTCGAAGTAGCTTTCGAGGCTGGGCGGGATCACCACGCCCTCGGGGTCCAGGGTGTAGGTGGGCTCCCGCCACCACGGATAGAAGAAGAACTTCCAGTCGAGCGGCGTCAGGCGGTCGCCCTGCCGCATTTTCGACTGGGCCAACTCGCACAGCTCGTAGAAGCGGCCTTCCTGCCCCTCCGCGGTGCTCTCGATCCATGCGACTTGCCCGGCCTGGATCGTGTTCAGGGCGCCGGTGACGATCTCCCGCGCCTTCTGCGGGTATTTGGCGCAGATCTTCCCGAACTCGGAAATATGCAGGTACTGCAGCGTGCCGCCGCGCATCGACGTGCCCACCGAGATCAGGCTGTTGTTCGCCAGCTCCAGGGTCGAGGTGTTGTCCCGTTTGATCGGGACGGCGCGCCGAACGTCGGCCGGCATGTTGTCGTAGGCGAACTTGACCTTGTCGCGGAAGATAGCCTCAGCGTCGACCTTGGTGTGCGCGACGATCCCCGCCCGGGTGTCGGGATGCCAGATGCAGACGTCCAGCATGTAGATGCAGATGAACGTCGTGAACCCGAGCTGGCGGGCCTTCAGCACGACGTTCAGGAAGTGCATGCCGTCCAGCAGTTCGAGCTGCGCCCAGTTGGGCTCAAACCGGACCCGCTCGCCCTCCTTGTTGGTGATCCAGTAGAGGTTGCTCAGCCGCCAGCGCTGATCGCTGAAGCAGTCAGCTACCTGTTGCGGGACGCGGGCGGCCATTGGCGGCCACGATCTCCATCAGGGAGGCGAAGGGGTTGTTGCCGTCCGGGTCGCCGTGGCGCAGGTTCATCACGTCGCCATACTTCTTCGGGTTCAGCTTGCCGGCCAGCCAGACGCGGTGTTTGGCCTGCATCTTCCGATGCTCGATCATGTCGCCCTCGGTGACCTCCACCGATCCGTCCGACTTGGTCACCCGCTTTTCGCCAGTCTTCGGGGTGTCGACGATCTCACCCGCCTGGTGGACGAGGCCGTCCGCCCGGAACTCCTGCGACAGGTCGTAGAGGGCCTTGAACTCGGGATGCCTGGCCAACCACCGCCGGACCGTCTTGAGACAGGGCATCTCGGGATCGTTGCAGACGTCGATCAGGGCTTCACCTTCGGCCACCCGATCACAGATCGTCTCGCCCAGCGCCTCGGTGTACTCGACTTCGGCCGGTGGCTTGGCCTTAGGCATGAAACCTCCGAAACATGCAAAAACTGCGTAAGAGTAGTTGACCCTTACGCAGTTTCCGCGTACAAAAAGCTTGTTCGGTGCTCCCGCCGAACACCAGAGCGAGGAGAGAGCCATGCGGCTCAAACTGAAGCTCCGGTGGTGGAAACTGAGACTGAACCTCTCAGTGACCATCTAACCGGGGGGTGGGGGCGGGGAAACCTGCCTCCACTTCCCGGAAGGGAGAATAATCCTTCCGAGGGGTTACGCCAAGATGATCGACATCACCGACCAACTGAAGGTGTCGCGCGAGAAGCTGGGGCTGACCCAGGCAGCGCTCGCCGAGGCGATGGGCCTGAGCCTGCGCGCCTACCAGGACCTGGAGGCCGATCCGTCCAAGGTGCGCGACCTGCACCTGAACGCCCTGATGTGGGTGGCCTTCAAACAGGCCGGCGCTACCATTAATCCGCAGGTGCTGCCGGTGGAGGCGCAGCCGGTGCTGAAGGCCTTCTATGGGGCGATATTTGGCGCGGGCGACCCGGCCGGCGCGGCTTCAGCAATCCAGGCCCCCGACGGGACTTGAACCCGCAAACTCCGCTCGCGAGGGCGGCGCCTCTGCCGGTTCGACCACGGGATCGAGGATGCTGATCAGGGCAGTTATCCAGGATTGCTGGACAACTGATCTGGAGCTGCGGGCGGGCGCAGCTCGTAGACGTGAGCTAATGGAAATTTCTATGACGATGCGCGCGAACCATAAGCTTAGCCATGCGACAAGCTGCCGCACCGCCAAGCTTCGGCTCGTCAACCCGCCTTGCGCGCCTCCAACAGTCGCTCCTTGACGTCGAACACGCCCCGGTCCTTGCCTTCAAGGATCTCTACCGTCCGCGTGGCCTCGCCCAGATCGTAGGTTCGCTCAGACTTGACCATGCAGAGGAAGCGCCGGCCGTTCTCGATGAAATAGGCCTCGTCCCCGAGTCCAAGATCAGCCTGACGATCCGCCGTCGGCCGGCGGGGGCGCTTCTGTGGCGTGGCCGACGTGATCTCGCAGACGCTGATCACCACGTCGAGCGCCTCCTCCAGCAGCACGCGGGCGCGATTCCAGTGCGCCGGGATCACCGTAGCGCCACGCGCGCGGAGAATGACCCACTGCGGCCAGTTGCCGGCGCAGCAGGTGCCGAACAACTCGCGGAGGTGGTCTTGCGTCAACGCAGCCTTGATCCGGCGTAGGCGCTCGATTTCCGGGTCCGCCACGTCGCCCTGGGGGTTGGGCCAGTACTCGGGCAGGGCCAGCATGGCGTCGAACACGACGGCCAGGGTTTTCCGGGGAAGGCGCAGCCAGTCCTTTAGGTCGCGGTACGAGGCGAGATGGACGCGCTCGGCTTTTGCGAGCTGGCCGGCGGTGATCTGTTTGCGCTCGAACTTCGCCACGGCCTCTTCGTAGGCGATGTCCGCCGGCAGCTTCTCCCGATCGACGGGCGGCGCAGCCGGGTCGCTGGCTTGGCTCATGCGGGGCAAGCCGCCGACGATCCGCCGGTTCAGGGACGCATACACCCGGGCGGCTCTGTGCCGCTCCGGGGTGATCCACCCACGGGCCAGCATCAGGTCGAGGGCGTTCTCCGACATGGAGAGGTCGACCTTCTCCGCCCCTTCCTCGATGCCGAGCAGGGCGCGCCGCTGGGCTACGACAACGGCGTTCGGCTGGTTGTCGGGCTTCAATTTCCCCGATGGATAGCGATCACCACCCAAGCGCGGCCGTCCCGTGCCCTTGCGACTGCCAGCCCCACCCTTGACCATGGATACTCCTACTCGATTGAAGGGCGGCCAGCCGCCGGTGGTGATCGCGTCCATGCGGCTGGCCCCTGCTCAGTCCGCGTCGCGGATTTCGGTGATCACGCCGGAGCAGACGCCGGACAGCCGCGCCATCTCGGGGCAGTCGTCCTTGTGCCGGGTGAGCACTTCGGCGCCGCAGTCAGGACAGGGACCGAGCGGCTCGCTCAGGGGGCGCGACAGCGGGCGAGCCCGGATTCGCACCTTCTCCGCGTCGCCGGGCACAGCCGCGTGCACCAGGGTGCGGAACAGCCGGTCCTTGAACTGCTGCTCGGGCGGAAGCTGGTCGAATGGGACCATGCAGGGGTGCTTCTTCGCCGCCGGGTCCTTCTCCGGACCCCAGCCCCAGCCGTCGGCGAGCTTTTGCTTCATCCAAGCGTCGTGGCTGGCGCTGTCGCCGGCGCTGGGGTTGCGGAGGTGGAATAGAACACCTTGTCGGGCGCTCTCGCGCGCCCACTCCGGCGCCTCGTCCCAGGGCTGCTGCGAGGCGTCGCCGTTGAACTCGCACCAGGCCCGGTTCGCCTCGTGGCAGATACGGGCGAGGGGTTCGATCTCGGGGTATTCCATGGCTCAGGCCCGCCCGGCGAGTTCGTTCCGGAGCACATAGGCCTCGACGGGCCAGATCTGGCGGAAGGCGTCCTCGTAGGCCAACTGGCTGCCCAGCTCGGCGTTGAAGTTCTCCGGCGACGCGCAGGCCGACTTTCCCAGGAAGGTGAAGCCGTTCTGCATGGTGATTACGCAGATCGTCAGCAGCTTGTGGGCTTCGAGAGACGGCGCGCCGAACGTCCCGAACGCCTTGTCCGCCGTCGTCCAGTTCACCGCAGCGATCTTCGCCTCGATGTCCGCCTTGGTCACACGCGGTGCGACGGATACGGCGGCGGCCCGCTCGTCGCTCAGGGTCAGGCTGTCAGTCATAGCTCTCTCCTTCAGCCCGGCTTCCGGCCGGGAATGGTGATTGACGGGGCGGGTGACGCGGACGGGCATGTCAGGCTTCGGGGCCGGTGGTGGTGAAGGTGAAGACGCGCCGGCCCTGGTCGACGGCCATAGCCATCCGGCGCCCGACCGTCCCATGGTCGACCTCAGACACCGGGATTTCCACGCTCCCTCCGAGACGATCGACCAGCAGGATGAGCAACTGGCCTTTGATGGCATCGAGCATCTGGGTCAGGACGGCGTCCGGGTCGGTGTACTGGCGGTCCAGGACGGCTGAGGCGTGTTTTCCCGCAGCGATCATCCGGGCCTGGTCCAGCGCGCAGTCCTTGCAGATCGCAGGTCCACCACACCGGGCTTTGGCGCCATCGGGGCGCGGATAGACGTGGCCGTGGCCAGAGTTAGGCGTGGTCATGTCAGCGGCTCCGTGTGCGCGTGCGCGAGGGGGGACAGTTCATTCATCTGCGGCGGGGGTTCAGTGGTGGTGGACATCAGACCCAGCCCACCCGATCGGGCTTATCGAGGTCTAGCTTTCGTCCGTGCCGAGCGGGTAGTGGCGAAGCTGGAAGGGGCGTGTCGAGGCTGGCGTCGTCGCGGTAGGTGGCGTCGACGATCTCCTTAAGCGCCGCGAGCGTCTCGGGCTCGGCGATCTCCTCCATTGCGGAGGCGCCCGTAATCGCGTCCTCGATTTGATGGCGGGTGTCGACCGCTTGTTCGAGGAGCTTGCGGTACGTCTCCAACGATTTCTGCGCTTCCTCGCAGACGCTCAGCACCTCACTGACGGTCGGCAGGAATTTGCAGCTCGCCATGATGTCCTGGCGGGCGGCGGCCACCGCACTGGGGCTGTAGCGCCTTACCGTCACCTCGTGCACCGCCGTTTCCAGGTAGGTGGCGGGGTCGTGCGGCCGGGCGTTGGGGAAGCCGTCGATCATCAGGCCGAGGAGCAGGCGGGATTGGACGGCGTCGATGTGCATTTCCACCGCCGTGGCGAAGATGCCGCCGACTCGCGACAGCAGCCCGGATGTGGGAACGGCCTCCAGGTACTCGCCGGCGCGGGCTCGGGCGGCTCGGTGATATTCGCCCGCCGCCAGGTGCTCCGCCGTGAACCGCATATCGCGGCCGGCGCAGTGGGCTTTGAACCAGCCGGGGAAGTCTTGATCGAGCTGGGCCCAGCGGCGCTGCGGCTCCAGCAGGACGTCGTGCGCCTTCCGGAGGGTTTCGGCCACCTTGCGGGCCTTCGCGGCTGCCGCCGACGGCGCTTGGGGCGTGTGGGCGGCCACGGACGTGGCGCCGGTATGCTGAACCACATCGTTCATCGGCGGGGCTCTCCAGGGTAATCGTCGAAGGCCATCTCCACGGCGGTGTCGAAGCCGGAGAAGGCTTCGGGCCGGCCGTGGTAGCCGCGACTGGTGGGAGGGGGCGGCGCGCCCGTGGGGCGCTCGTCGTTCCAGTGCTCGCCGTTCAGGTAGGTCGTGGCGAGTTTCGTGAACTTCGTTTCCTTGCCGGCGCGCTCTGCGGCGTAGACCTTCACCGCCTCCATGTGCGCGGCCAGGGGCGCTTTGCCGTAGGCGATGGCGAAGGCCGGCAGGGCCGCCTTCTTGCCCTCCTTGCGGGGGTAGAAGGCCCACCACTCCTCGAACGCGGCCCGGATCTCAGGAGTGATCGGGTCAGCCTTCGGCTTCCGCTTTTTCGGCGGATCGGACGAGAGAGAGAATATCTCTCCTTCAGTGGGTTCCTTCAAAGGGTTCTGGCCCAACCGCTGTTGGGGTTTTTTCCAATGGCCATTGGGGTTTTCTTCGTCCGAGACACCAACGGCTGTTGGGGTTTTCTCAGGCGTTGACCCCAATGACGGTTGGGGTTTCCTGTCAGGTTCATCCCCAACGGAGGTTGGGGTTTTCGCGCCGGAATTACCCAACGGCTGTTGGGGTTTTTCCGCCCCCTTTCCCGCCGCGAGAACGAGCCGGTAGCGGTTCACCACGTTCCGCCCGCGGCCGCGCTCTACGGCGATATACCCCCGCTCTTCCAGCTTCTTCAGCGCCAGTCGGACGCCTTCAGCGGTCGCCCCCACCTTCCCGGCTAGGGTCTCTTGGCTAGGGAAGGCGTCTCCGCTCTTTCGGTTGATGTACGTCATCAGCGCCCCGCCGACCCGCACAGTGAAGGGGCTGAGGCCGTGGTCGCAGACGATCTTATGGAGCCAATCGAAGCGCTCTTGGGTGTGGCGATCGCCGTGGTTGGCCATGCACTACACCCCAGCATTCGGGGTGCTTTCGACTGCGCCGGCCGCGCTGGGATCGGTGAAGCGGAAGAACCTGCGACGGGGTGAAAACCGGCCATCCGGCTGCTCGACAAAGAAGTTCCGGGCATGCTCCCAGCGCTTCGCCAAATTGATCGGCCCGTAGCGCATGTTCGGATAGGCAGCGCGGAGCAGTCTGCCCCCGCTCTTCAGGTCGAAGGCGAATGGTCGCTTCAGAGGCCAATAGAAACTGGTTACGAGATCCAGCGCCATCAGTGCGCCATCTCTTGCGGCGCGCCTACTGGCCCGATCCGGGAGGTTCCGGCCGTATTCGTAGTACGCCATGCCGATCCAGACGCTTTCGCCTTCGGCGCTCTCGTTCATAGGGTGCGGCGAGGAGGACCTATTCTTCATCGCGCGACCCCGTGCGCGTCAGTCGCTGATGCACGCTGAGCGTCCATTCCAGCGCCGCCAGCGTCCCGTCGTGCAGACCCCTGGTGATCCAGTTCGCGGCGATCAAGATCGCGAGGAGGGGCCACAAGATTGCGCAGATCACGCACCACCGCGCCGTGGCGACGAGCCATCCTGGCATGTTCCACCCGTTGTTGTTGGAGGTAGCCCTCGACGCCGTGCCCCACGACGGCGCCCAGGACGGGCAAGATCACGGCCCATCCGCCGCGGGGGTGCTTCCAGACCTTGTCGACCGTGGTCTGCGACGGCCGGCCGGATACCAGACCCTTCGCTTCGTCCAGGGTCAGGTCGAACTCGCGGGCAACGGCCTTCACCGTTCCGGCGGGGAATCGGATCCTGACGTAGGTCGCCAAGGCGTCGCGGGTCGCGCGGTCAAGCCCCAGGCTGGGGAGACCGCCCACTTCGTTGGTGCGGATTTCCATCGAGGTCACCTTCATTTTGAAAGCGACCTCGGGCGGCGGAGCTGACGGTGACGGAGGCTGATGACCCCCTGGTTCTGACTGCGATCAAGGAAGCGATCACGTCCGCAGCGTGCTTGGCGGCAGGGCGGCGAGATCCAGCGTCCGCGGAGATTTGGCGATCCCTGGCGGACAAACATCACATGAAGGCCAGCGTGGCCCTCAGGGCTATCGTGCGACGGTCGGGGTTGGCGCCCCGGCCGCGTCGCGCTGTTTAAATGCCGGCCTTCCCGAGCATCACCGGTCCCTACGATGTGGGGTGCGTTTCCGCGCCCCGACCCGACCCGTCCGGTGGAGAAACGACCTGCCCGGGCGTTCAGGCGCCGGCCGGCTGTGCGCCCTTTAGGAACGGGCGGGTGATCTTGTGAGTTCGGCGTCGGCATGGCTACGCCGTCGCTTCTTGAGCCAACTCCTCAAGGCCGCGGCGCGCCTTTTCCAAGTTTCGCAGGTTCGGAAGCGTGCCCCCGTCCTTTTTCTTCCAGCGAAACCACGTGGCGCGGTGAACGCCGCCTTTGATGCAGGCGTCTAAGGGAGCGACCCCCGCAGCGGCGCAGTCGGCTTCAAACTCTTGAATGGGGTCAGTCATGGCGGAGGTAAGGGTGACGCACGAATGCGACAAAAGCAAGCGCATAGATGCGACTAGCCATCCTGTTATTCCATCGTGCAAATGCGACAGCATGAGTCAGGCCGTCGAATTGAGAGAAAGGCTTCGCAGCGCGATCCAAAGCCGCGACATAACAGTCGCGGAGATTGCGCGGCTGTCCGGTGTGCATAAGGCGACGATCCACCGCCTCGTGAGCGACGATTACGAGTTCACGCCATCAACCAGAACGATGGAGAAGCTCGCCGAAGCGTTATTGCAGGTCTACCATTTCCCCACGGTCGACGAGGATTTGCTCGTAACTCGCCCGCTCGTAATCTTGCCTGTCCGGCGAGATATCGGTCGCGGTTCCCTGCACTACCCCGAGGACAGCCGCTTCAACCTCAACGACGCTGGCCCCTTCTACAGAGCCCCAACAATCGACGCGACACAGTGGGCTGCTCGGGTCCGTGGACGGTCAGCGGAACCCGAGTACCGGGACGGGGATATCGTCCACGTCGTCGAGCTCGAAGGACCCTCGATCTACCTGGGCGCCCCCACGGGCGAGCACTTGCTCGTCGAATGGGTGTCGCCCCAGGACGGAGCTTCAGAGATGAGGATTTTCTCGTTCGTCGGGAGAGCTCGGGCGGCGCACGACGTTGAGCTTGTCGCCGTGGGCGATCCGTCTTCTGCGCCTCAACATCTTACGCTTCCCAGGGGGGAGACCGTCGAGCTGGGGGGTTATCAAGTCCGCCTCGCTGGCCAGATCGTCGCCTCTTATCGCAGTCGGAGCTACCTGACAGCAATTTAGTCGCACGAATGCGCTTGCCCCATAGTCGCATTCATGCGACGGTCCTCCATCCACGGAGGACGCCATGCCGCGCTGCATATACGCCGCCGAATGCTACCAGGGGCCCGAGTACGAAGACCGGGCCGTTGTCGAAGTCGATGTTGTCGAAGACAACAACGTCTTTCAGGGCGGCCTGACCGAGTTCTATTTCGCGGATGAAGTGGGGCGGCTGCGGTGGCGGGTCGCCTACCGCGCCGCCCGGCTCGCCTGCCGCGGCGAGCGCCGCGCCGATCTGGCGCTGAAGCCCGACTACACCCCTGCCTGCAAGAGCTGCAACGCCGGCGTGAGGGTGGCGGGCGCCGTCATGCACGCCCTCGGACTGAACCGCCCCGACGCGGATCAGACCCTCGCCGCCGTGCTGTGCCACGCCGCGATCACCGCCCTCGGCGGCTACCGCGATGGGCCTCCGAGGCACCTCGGCCGGCTCGATTTCGACGCCTGGATCGACCACCGGTCTTGGCTGTCCGAGGTCCGCCTGAAGGTGGCCGCGTGATGCCGATCTCCGCCAACCAGTCCGAGCTGTTCGAGGTCCGCGACGCCGCGATCCAGGTCGCGGCCGCGCACGCCGACAGCGTCGATCCGTTGTGGTCGACGTCTGCGCTCGACTTCCTCCTGAAGTTCATGGCCGCCAACCCTGGCCGGACCTTTCTCGCCGAGGAGGTGCGGGCCTTCGCCTACGAGCGCGGCCTGCCGACACCGCCCGACCTCCGAGCCTGGGGTGGGGTGCTGCAGAAGGCGTCCAAGTCTGGGCTGATCGCGCCGGCGGGGTTCACCACCAGCAAGAACCGTCAGGCCCACATGCGGCCGACGCAGATGTGGCGGGCCGCCTGATGCGCACCGCCCTGCACCACAGCTTCGAGCTGATCCTGGTGGCCCTGGTCATCTGGGTGGCTTTCACCGTGGCGGCTCCGGCCGCCGAAACCGCAAAGGGGCGAGCGCCGTGCCTGGCAGCTCAAACGCTCGCCCCAATGCATCACCTCTGGAGGGCATCCTAAGATGAGCGACCAAACCATAGAGACCCCGGCCGACGAAGGCCAGACGGACACCACCCCGCCGCCGACGGCGGATCCGCAGGACCGGGCGCTCATCGCCATGGGCGCGGAGCTGGAACGCCTCTGGGCGATCGAACAGGAAGCCAGCGGCGATGAACTAGAACGCGCGACAGTTGAGAGCTGCGCGGTTGCCGACGCGATCATGCGCGCCCTCGCGCACACCGTCGCTGGGTACGCGGTCAAGGCCCGCGCCGCGATTTGGGGCGGCAACGGCCTGAAAGAGGTCGAGAAGGAAGAGGTCCGGGGCACCTTCGACGAGCATGTGCTGCAGCTTGTGAAGGCGCTGGCTGGCGCGCCCTTACCCGCAGCGTCAACCACCCCCTGGGACGACGCCCTGGCCGACTACGTCGCCAAGCTCGCCGAGTCCGAGCGGGCCCAGGAAGAAGAGAACGCGGCCAATGAACGTGCGCTGCAGGCGGCACCCCGGCCTGAGGTGCTTGAGGCGAGGAACATCTGGGTCGAGAGCCAGATTTCCACCGCTCCCGGCCTGTCCTTCCCGGAAAAGGCCGATTTGCTGAACGTGTTCCGCGAGTGGGACGCACGCTATGCCGCCGCCCTCGCCGCCGAAAACCTGGAAGAGCTTTCCGGGGGCCGCGAAGAGGCTGCGGCCGACGCTCGATATGCCAAGCGCGACCTGTTCGACCTACCGGCGCCCAACGTGCAGGCCCTCCGCGTGAAGCTCCGCCTTCATCTCGCGACCGCCTACGACAACACCACGGACACCGACCCCGACGATCCGCTCTGGATCCAGGAACTTCTCTCTTCAGAGGACGCCGACCAGATCCGCGACGCCCGCATCTACATGGACGCCGTGCGGCTGGTCGAGCCGAACCACCCGATCCTGGCGGTCCAGCCCTTCAGCGCCCGCGAATGGATCGTCGCCTTTGAGCGGTACCCTGGCCACGAGATTGGGCCCTACGGCCCCGAGTACCGAGGCAAGGAGGCTTATGGGCCGGAAGGGGTCGAGACCGAAGACTTCGCCGTCAACGAGCCCGACCGGATCGCCGCCTACCGGGAAAAGATGGTCGTGGCCCACCCCGGCATCGTCGAGACCCACCACTTCACCAAGCCCTTCATCATGGGCTCGCGAGATCAGATCGCGGAGGTCTACGAGGGCGACGCCGAGCGCATCGCCGATCTGGAAGCCAAGTGGGACAGAATGGGCAAGCTGCCCGCGCTCGGCACCCGACTCTGGGAGGAGCTGCCCACCTGGAAACGCCAGATGGTGCAGCAAGCCGCGAAGGATCGGGACGAGCATCAGCGCGAGGTACTGGGTGCCAACTTCACCCCCGAAGGCTGGCTCGCCGAGTTCGAAAGCTGCGGCGGCACGGCGCACGCAAACCACGATGCGCTCTGGCTAGGCGAGTTTCTCGACCACAGCGCGCCCTACTACCTCGCGCCACTTCGTGGCTGGCTGAAGCGCAATAACGGCGCCAAGGCCGCGCTCTTGGAATACGTGGTGAAGCGCCAAGGGGGCCAATACTGGCTAACCGAGTGTGGCCTGCGGGGTCCGCGCGGCGACGGCCGCGAACACACCCACATCGTCGTCGGCGACGAGTCGAAGGTCGTGCGGTCGAGCCCGCAGGGTTGGCCCGCGCTCCGCTGCATCATGGTCGAGCCTCCGGCGCCCATCGAAGTCGTAGCACAGACCGAAGGGGTGGCGTCGTGAACCGCCGCCCCTTCATCCGCGAGGTGCTGGGCGACGCGCTGGAGCCCCTCCGTACCGGCGACATGCTCATCTTCGAGCCGTGCGACCGGAAACACTGGGACGGCATGTACGCCATGACGGACGGGGCGATCTATCTCGCCCAGACCGTGCCGGGTGGCGTCCGCCTGTTCCGGCCCAACCCGCTCTATGGCGAGCACGTTGTCCCGCGCGACTACTTCAACGCCAACGTCTGCGGCTGGAAGGTCGCGGAGATCCGGTTCGACGGAATGTGGCCGGGCGAGAAAGCGCGTCTTTTCAGCCGCGGCTTCGACTTCGATATCGGACAGGTCGAGGAGGCGGCGCCGCTGGCGTTGGCTGCGGCATGAGCACCGTCGTCGCGCTCCTTGGTGGGGGTCTAATCAGTGTTGGCGTTGTTGTCCTGCTTCCCGGCGCGCCCTCCCTCCGCTTAGCGGCGGGATCGATCCTACTGGGGTATGGCGTCGTAATGCTGGCCTGGGCGATCGCGGGGTGGCGGCGGTGACCTTCCCCGAAATCGCAGCGCGGCTGAAGGAGCTAGCCGCCGAGACCAACGACCCTGAGTTGGCCGAACTCGGCGACGACCTGCTGGCGCACCATGAGCGCCGGCTGCTGTTGATCGCCAAGGCTCGGGCGAACCTCGAACGCTGGGAGGCCCGGTAGTGGCCAAGTCCGTCACCGGCGCTCTGATGGGCGACCCGCCCCCGGGGCGGACGCCTTGGGCCTCTCCGGAAGAGGAGGCCCGGGTAAGGGCGGACCATCGAGCCGCTGCCGATGCGGCGGCCCCACACGCCCGACAACGAGCTTCGGAGGAGGCGCCGCGCCCCCGTCCCGCACCCCCGCCGGAGGTTGCGACGACGGCCGTGGCGCCGCCCGGTCACCCGGATGCGCAGCCTCTCCAGGCCGGAGAGAACGAGGCTGCACCCCTTGCCGAGATCGGCGTCCAACCGAGAGACGCCGATCATTCGTCCAATGATGCGACGAATGAAGTATCGTCCGACGATGCGACAGGCTTTGTTCTGTCCAACCATGCGACACAACAACCTGCGTCCGACGTTGCGACGCAGGTTCTGCGGCCGGTCGCCGCCCTGGACCTGCCCGACCTGAAGCCCGGCACGCCGCCCACGGCCGCTCCGACTATCGAGATGCTGCCGCCGACCGACCTGCTGGTGGACCCGGCCTATCAGCGTGACCTGTCCGACAAGTCGCTAAAGCTGATCCGGCGCATCGTCGAGGGGTGGGACTGGCGGAGGTTCAAGCCGCCCATCGTCGCTTGGAGCGACGCCGGCTTCGAAGTGATCGACGGCCAGCACACTGCCATCGCTGCCGCCACCCACGGCGGAATCGAGCGCATTCCCTGCGTGGTCGTGGAGGCGCAGGAGGTGCAGGATCGGGCCAGCGCCTTCGTCGGCCACAACCGGGACCGGCTCGCCGTCGGGGCGCTGGAGGTCCACCACGCGATGGTGGCCGCCGGTGATCCTGAGGCCCTGACGGTGCAGCAGGTCTGCGCCCGTGCGGGGGTGACGGTCCTGCGAAACCCCTACGGCTCCCGCAACTACGTCGCCGGCGACACCATGGCCGTGGGCGCGATCAACGCCCTGATCGGCCGCCGCGGCGCGCTGAAGGCCCGCGAGATCCTGCAGGCGCTCGTCGCCGCCGAGCTGGCGCCGATCACCGCGAACGACGTGAAGGCGGCCGAGCTGCTGTTCACCGACCCCGACTATGCGAACGACCTGGAGCCCCTGCCGCTGGGCGGGGAGCACCTCGCGGCCGCCATCAAGATCAGCGCCGGCGCCTGGCAGAAGGACGCCAAGGAGCTGGCCGCCACCAAGTGCATCCCGCTGTGGAAGGCCCAGGCGGGGGTCTGGTTTCGGAAGTGCAGGAAGCGGAGGAGTGCATGATAAGCGTTGGTCTCACGACCACATCCGCGCGAGGCCAACGCTTATGAGCCGCGGCCCGGGAAAACTGCAGGTCGAGCTGCTGCGCCTCTTGGAGGCGTCACCCCTGACCATGGACACCTTCGAGCTGGCCGCCGCCGCCTACGCCGTGGAGCCGGACGAGGAGCACCGCCGCATCATCAGCAACGCCCAGATCAGCGCCGCGCAGCGCGGCCTGGCTGGCCTGGCGAAGGCGGGGAAGGCGGTCTCACTCGGGCGAGGCCATAACGGCCGGGGCCGCTGGGCCAATAACCGGGTGGGCCTGCCGCTCGTCATCCAACTCATGCAGCTCCGCAACCAGGAAGACGGTCAGAAGGACCGTCAGGCCGCAGTGCTCGCCCGCGTGGACAAGATGATGCCGCTGATCCGCCGGGCGCGGGAGTTGGGGATCGATATTCACGGGGTGAAGGCGCGATGACGCAGACAAAATTGCACCCCGACTTGGGAGCGCCCCGCGCTATCGCCGCGCCGGTCGACGGCGGGATCGCCGTCAACATCGCCGCCGTTGTGCAGATGATTCGCGAGGGCGACACGCCCCAGTGTCGGGCCGCCTACCGTCATTTCACCGCAGCCTGGCGCAAGCTCGAAGGTCAGCCCATCACGGACAAGGCGCGGGAATGGCAGGCATTCGAGGCCACCGCCCGCGCGATGGGCTGGAACATCGTTCAGACGGGGCAGGAATGAGCCGGCGCGCGAAAAGGCCGGCCCAGCCCGAGATCGATCTGCCCTGGCGGGTTGAGGCGGGCGCGGTCTACAGAGCCGCCACCGAGGCCGTTCAGCATCTGGCGGACGGCAACGACGCCGTGACCAGCGAAGCGGCCTTCGCCGCGGTCGCGCCCCTCGTCGCCCTTTCCGAGCCCAGGAGCCGGATCAGGAGTCTCCCGTGGGAGCGCGTGGCGGCGCAGCTTAGCCGGAACGAGCTTACCCCAGACGACATGAAGTCGCCGCGCTGGCCGAACGGCAGCGAGACGTTGGTGACATGACCGAGGTACACCTGAGCGAGGCTCGCCACATTGTGGCGCTGATCGGAGTAGCGGGGTTCCTGCTGTTCGCTCTGTGGCGGGCGCGGCAATGA